AAAGAACAAGAACTTGAACAAGAAGGACGCTTCAAACCCTTCCGTTTTTAGTGCACTATATTTTTACTTCTTTTATTCTCTATAATTTGCCAAAAAGGTTAAATTTGGCTGAAAGTCTCGGGACAAAACTTGACAGAGTTCAAAAAGCTATTGCTAAACTTGAAGACGGAACCGTAAGCTCTTATGAAATTGAAGGCAGAAAAATTACTTATCATAACATTCAATTTCTTTATAAAAGAGAACAAGAACTGATTAGACAAATTGAAATGTATGGAAGAGATTATGTTCCGGGCGGCAATTCTAATCCCGTAAGGAGAGTAGTGCGTGTCTCTTTTAGCTAAGATAAAAAGTGTTTTTGGTTTTAAAAAAAGACGTTTTTATGAGGGCGGTCGCATTACAAAAGCGAATAGAGATTTTTGGAACGCAAACTCTCCTTTTGAAGTAACCGCCACACCTGATAGAGATACTCTTAGAGCAAGGGCTAGATGGCTACACGAAAACAATCCTATAATGGCGAACATTGACAAAACTATCGTTAATAATGTAGTAGGTAGAGGTATTAAACTGCAAAGCAAAACTGGTTTTTCTAAATTTGACGACGAGGTTGAAAAACTTTGGAGAGAGTGGGAAAAAGCCGGGAATTGTGATATAACCGGCAGGCTTAATTTTGGAGACTTGCAAAGGCTTATTTTAGAACAGAGAATGGTTGACGGTGAGATTTTAATTTATAAAAAACTCACAAGAGATAAAAATTTCCCTTTAAAAATACAACTAATTGAAGCAGACAGAATACAGAAATACAGCACTTTTGATAACGTGATTGACGGAATAGAGATTGATGAAAACGGAAGACCTGTAAATTACTACATTATTAACGATAGAGATTATCAGACGGCTTATAAAGAGATTAAATTAAAAGCTCAGGATGTAATTAATTACTTTAAAATGGAAAGGGCTACGCAATATAGAGGCGTTAGCGAATATAAACAAGCGATAATTGATATTAAAAACTTTTCTGCGTTTCAAACTGCAACAATTCAGGCGGCAAGAGCGAGAGCAAACATTGCTTATGTGGTAGAACAGGAAGGAACGCCCGGGTTTGCGAACGGCTTAAAAGAAGACGAAGATTTTGAAATGCTCCAGGAAATAAACGGCGTTATGGTGCATTATTTAAGACAGGGTGAAAAGATAAGCAAACTTGACCCTGACTTGGTTGATAGCACTTACGGGGAATTTGTAACGACTGTGGTTAGAATGATAGCGGTTGCAAGAAACGTGAGTTATGAACTCGCTTTTAGAGATTTTAGCCGTGTGAATTACAGCAGTGCAAGAGCGAGCATTATCCAGGATAATAAAAGATTTGATTATGAACAGCAGCACTTGATTGAATACGTGCTTAATCCTATTTTTGAAAGCTGGCTTGATGCAATGGTAATGGCCGGAAGAATAAAAAGTATTAATTCCGTGGCTTATTTTAAAAATAAGCAAAAATATTTAAAACCTAAGTGGGTAACTCCTGCTAGAGAATGGGTAGATCCTTTAAAAGATATGAAAGCAATAGAAATGGAATTAGCACTTGGGCTTACGACAAAAAGCGAAGTAGTCGCAAGTCGGGGTAAAGATTTTGAGGAAGTGCTTATACAGCAAAAAAGAGAAAATGAACTTATAAAAAAATACTTAGGGGAAGGAGCGTTGAATGAACCTGAAAACTAAAATAATCGGAAGCGAGATACAAAGAAGAGCGTCGCCTCAGACGAGTTTAATTAACGAAAAAGAAAGGCGTATACCTTTTATTCTGATTTCTAAGAACAATGAGGGTGAGAGGTATTGCTGCGGCGAAGTTGAATACGTTGAAAGACTTGATGTAAACGGGGCGAAGTTTGACAATTTGAAAACCTTTTTTAAGGACCACGATAGAAGCGTTGATAGCGCTATCGGCAAAATTGAGAATGTTCGTGTAGAAAACGGTGAGTTAAAAGCTGACGTCGTATTTGGTTCTACGCCTGATGCGATTGAAGTTTTTGAAAAATACAGGGACGGCATCTTGACTGACGTATCTATCGGATACAGGGTTAATGCCGTAAATGTTGAAGAAAGAACGGGCGAGCCGCCGGTTGTAACGGTAACCGACTTTGATGTGATTGAAGTTAGTGCCGTTGGTGTTGGATTTGACAAAGGAGCGACAGTTGGAAGAAGTAAAACTTTTAAGGAGGAGAAATTGGATAAAGAAAAAATGCAAGAAAGACTAAAAGAGCTTGAAGCTCTTAAAGAGAGAAACGAAGAACAGACAAGAGAGCTTGAAGGTTTAAAAGCAAAACTAAAAGAGCTTGAATCAAGAGAGGCGGAGCTACAAGAATTAAAAAGAAAAGCCGAAATTCAGGATTTGGCGATTTCGTATGGTGCAGATAAAGAAACGGTGCAAAGATTTTTAGACGACAAAACTAAAACAAAGGAAGATTTTTTGAGACATTTACTTAACGAAAAAACAAAATCACAACCGACAGTGTTTGCCGGTAAAAGAAGCGATGAAAACAGACAAGAAATGATTAGGGCGATGAGCGACGGACTTATGCTTAGACTTGGATTTAATCCACGTGAAAAACATAAAGACGCTGATATGTTTAGAGGTATGAGCGTTCAAAATATGGTAAGAAAAATAGCGGGGCTTAGCCTTGAAGCAAGTGAGAGTGAGCTTGTAAGGGCAATGACTACGAGTGATTTTCCGATGATTTTAGCTAACGTTCAAAATAAAGTTATTCAAGATAGTTTTGAAAGTGCGCCTGTAACATTTAGACAATGGACACAGGCGGTTGATTTTAAAGATTTTAAACCGAGAACGGAAGTTAGAAAAGGAAGTTTTGGGGCAAACTTTAAAAAAGTGCAAGAACTTGGAAGAACTGAGTATGTAGAAAAAGGCGAGACAGGCATAACTTGGCAAATTCATTCTTACGGTGCCAGATTTGCATTTACAAGACAAATGCTTATAAATGATGATTTGGGCGTATTTACGGATGATTTACAAGATATGATTGAACAGGTTGCGGTATTCCAAAACAGACTTGTTTATGACCTTTTACAAAGAAGAGGAGAGTTTGCTGATTATGTAATGGATGACGGGAAACCTATTTTTGACGCAACGCATAATAACTATGATGCAACCGGTGCGGCACTTAGCACAGACAGTTTGGCCGCTGCAAGAACAAAAATGATGAGACAAAAAGACTTTGACGGAAGACAATTAAGAATACTTCCTAAATTCTTATTAGTGCCGCCTGAGTTAGAAGTTACGGCATTACAAATTCTTAACTCTACCGCAAAAGTAGAAGCGGAGAATAGCGGTGTGGCAAATCCGTTCAAAGGGGCATTTAATCTTATAAGTGATATGGAGCTTGAAGATGCAAAAGCGTGGTATCTAGCGGCTGCTAAAAAAACAATTAAAGTCGGTTATTTACAAGGAACAAATAGAAAACCTATTGTGGAAGAGATTAACAGAAGTCCTATTGATGGTATCGAATACGCACTTGTATTTGATTTTGGTGTAACTGCCGAAGATTACAGAGGTCTATACAAAAACAACGGACAATAAGGAGTAAAAAATGAGTAAAGAAGCAATAATCAGACAAGAAGCGGATAGAGTTCCTTTTACTCTATCTGAAAACGTAGAAGTTGGAGATATTTTACAATACGGAAGCGAACTTGTAGCGGTTGCCGGAACAAGCGGACTTGCCGGTGAAACTATTACTGTGTATGTCGGAGATGTAGTGGTTGAAGCGGTTGCGGCGACAGATAAAGAAATTAAAGTCGGAGATAAGCTCTACTGGGACCACGTAAATAGAGTACTTACAACAGATGCAGATGATGGCGGTGACCCTGCTACAAAATACAACCCTGCAGGACATGCCGTTACAGGTAAAGCCGCTAATGTAGCAGGAACGGTAGAATTTCTACTAAACAGATAAGGATAAGAAATGTTTGTAAAACTTAAAAGAGCGGCAGTATATAAAGGCAAAAAATACGCCGCAGGCGATATAATCGAAGTAGGAGACGATTTAGGCAACAGAATGATTCTTGCCGGGCAGGCTGAGAGAAGTAATAAAGCTGATTTTGAAAAGCAAAAAGAGGAGAGAGAAAATGCTAAAGATGGAAATTCTGCTAATTTAGAAGAGTTAACCGTAAAACAGCTTGAAGAACTCGCTAAACAAAAAGGTATTGAATTACAGCCTAAGATGAAAAAAGCGGATATAATTGAAGCTATTAAGGCGGCGGATTGAGTCTGAAAGATTATTTACAAGAAGACTTAAACGTAATCTTTAACCTTAATGAGTTTGCCGAAATAGCGGAATTTAACGGGGAGCAAATCCCCGTAATTTTCTATGAGAAAAGTGAAGAGCTCCTTGATGATGGCTACCTTGGATATTCTCCCGCAATTCTTGCTAAAACTGTCGATATAAAAGATATAAAAACGGGTGATTTGATTATATTTAGAAACACGAATTACTATGTTACAAAAAAAGAATTTAAAGACGAATTGACTACAAAACTCTATCTTAGTAAAGACGCTTCTACTAAATTTTAGTGCACTATATTTTTAACCCACTCTTTTAATAAACTACCCGTATGAGAAGACAAGAAATTATAGACAACTTAAAAAACGGACTTAAAACACTTGAAGTTAGCAATGGCGGATTTGTAAAAAATTTCTATGAGTGCGTTATTAATCCGCATGAGATAGAGAGCTATCCCCTAATTGTAATAAGGGACACTGAGGACAACGTTGAGAGTGAAGAGATAAGCGGAAGTTCTAAGCATTCTTTGAAAATAGAAATTGATTTACTTGTGAGCGATGCGAATACTACGCCCGCTTATCTTAGAGAGAAATTGCAAGAGATTTTGAATGTTATTAAAGGCCTGGAAGAACAAACGCTTTTAGGTGACTATGTAAGTTTTAAAAGTAACGAAATCGAATTTTCTTACGACAAACATTTGGTCGGGCTTGGAAAAATTGAAATCGAAATACAATACTACACTGAAAAATGGGAGATTTGATGGTAACGGAACTTATTAAAAAGCATGAGGGGTTTGAGGGAATGCCGTATAACGATTCGCTTGGTTTTCCTACAATAGGATACGGAACTAAACTTCCTATTACCGAGGAAGAAGCTGAAATGCTTTTGGAATACAGGCTTAAAAGAATGATAAGAGAGCTTATCAAAAAAGAGCCTTTTTTTGAAAAACTTCCGGAAGACGCCCAGAAAGTTATAGCGGATATGACTTATCAGATGGGTGTCGGTGGTGTGTTGAAATTCAAAAAGATGTGGGCGGCATTGAAAGAAAGGGATTACAAAAAAGCTGCTGATGAAATGCTTGACAGCAGATGGGCGAAACAAACGCCAAATCGCGCAAAAGAACTTGCTGAAATTATGAGGAGTTTATAATGGGGGCAATAATCGGGATGCTTGCGAGTGCGGGAATGAATTTACTTGGAAGTTTTATAGATAAAGGCAAAGACGAGGCGGTTAAATTTATTAAGGACAAAACGGGAATTGATTTATCTACGAAAAAAGAGCTTACGCCTGAAGATTTGCAAAAGCTAAAAGAGTTCGAAATTAAAAACAAAGAGCTTATTTTGCAAAGATTGCAAATGTATCTTGCCGACAAACAAAATGCGAGGGAAATGAATACGGAGCTTAGCACGAGTGAAAACGTGCCCCTTATTAAAAAAATCTACCCTGAAATTTTAGCGACTATCGTTGTAATTGCGACTTTTGCGATGTTTTATATATCTGTTACTGATAATTTAACGGGTGAAAAAAAAGAAGTGATTATGTTGCTTTTGGGGATGTTGAATACTGCTCTTGGTATGGTGCTTTCGTTTTATTTTGGAAGCAGTATAGGGAGTAAAGAAAAAGACAACGTTTTAGCAAGGTTACAAAAGTGAATGTAGATAAAGATTTGTTTTATTTTGGGACAATTATTGCAAGTGTTGGTGGAGCTTGGGTTTTAATTAAATATCAGGTAGGTGAACTTATAAAATCCCAAAAAGCAATGTTCAACAAGCTTGATTCTATAAACGAAAAAGTTGTTTTAACCGAACAAGAGCTTGGAGGTGTAAAAAGGGAAGTAAAAGAGCTTTCCGCATATAAACAGAAAATAACAATCCTTGAACAGACTACCGCACATCATATTGATTTGATAAGTGCGGAAGAAAAGTTCGTAACGAGAAAAGAGTTTGAACTGGTAGTTAAAAACCTTGATAAAGATATTAAGGAATTAAAGAGCGGACAATATGAAATTTTAAAGTTCCTGAAAAAAACACTCGGGAGCCAAAATGAGTAAAGAACTCGAAAGAAA